TTAGATAAATTGGCGGAAATACTCGTTGATTTTGTCGTCACTCTGCTGCTGCATCTTTTTCGTGACGTGAGTATAAATGTCGAGTGTAATATTGATATTAGAGTGACCAACACGCTCCATGATGACTGGAAGATCGACACCAGCCTCCACGAGCATTGTAATATGTGTATGCCGTAAGATGTGCGTACCGCTTACATCGTTAATCCCGTAAGCTTTGTAAATCTTGTTAAATACGCTGCCAATGGTAGATGCCCGAATTGGCTGCTGGGTTTTACCGACAAACACTAAATTCCGCCATTCAGATTTTGGATCCCGTAAGCCGATCAATTTTTCTTTATTGTATTGCACTTTCATTTTCTTCAACTCTTCAGCAAGTTCCTGGTTAAATGATACAGTTCGATTGGAGTCTTCAGTTTTGGGAGGCATAAAATCAAAACCTCCATCAGTCGCAGGCTTCTCAAACAACGTCTTATTTACCCTCAGCAATCGCTTGTCCAGGTCGATGTCATCCCAGGTGAGTGCTAATGCCTCGCCAACACGCAACCCTGTAGAGAGCATTGTGAGCGCTAGGGGATAGGCGTTCCTTCTGCCAGATGACCTCACTCCGGTTAAAAAGTTCTGGATCTCATCCTTCTCCAGATACTTTTTCTTCGAGTTTATAAGCAGTTGCGATTTTTTTTCAGCTTTGGGAATCACCGTATCCTTAATGAAGTTTTTCTCTACATATCCATTCCTTACAGCGTAATCGAACAGTAAATTCAGAGCGGTTCTGGTGCCAGCCAGATGATGTTTTGAAACCCCAGTATCTCTCCGCTCAATCAAAAACTTTTGTAAATCATTCATCTGCAGCTTGCTGATGAGGTGCTTTCCGTGCTTGTCGATAAATGGTTTCAAAGCTACCATTCTAACTTTGACGGAGGAGGGTTTCACAGTTTCCTTGTAGACATCCAGCCACTCTTCATAAACCTCTTGCACCAAACGTTTCTGCGGCTGTTTCTTTTTGGATAATTCTGCCGCAGCTGTTTGAGCTCTGTGCATTGCCTCCTTCTTCGTATCACCACGGCGGGTTACTTGGCGACGTTGTCCGGTTAGGGGATCTGGAGTTGCATCGGTTGTGCAAGACCATTTACCACTGGATAGTTTACGACAATACATATTTATCGCTCCTTTTATTGAATGAATACTTATTGCATATTAACGGTGATGAGCTATATTACACATCCTTTCTCAAGAATAAGGAACAGACGTTCTTTTTATTGTTAAAATAATACCCCGCTATAAAGAAGGGTAGGGGAAAAATCATTGTGAAACTGTAACTTTATTTATTACTTTCATCAAAAATTCGATAACTTGGTTTTCATTATTTTGAAAGTACATTCCTAATGAAAAAATCAGGAAAATAATGCCTATAAAAATAATGATATTGGCAGTGAACATTTTATAAAATAAGTTTTTCCTTTTTGTCACGGAACTCTTTATATTTTTCATTTTAGATTTATCGAAAAGAAAAGTGTACTCGTTCATCCTGTTAATAAAGTTGTTAAATGAAATTTGAACGCTGGCATTAGAATAATAGGATGTATAAATTAAAGATAATAAAATTATTACAGAATAAAAATATAATCCGTAACTGATAATAGTTTTTATTTCTGCCCTTAAGAGCATGGCGATTATTGCTGTAACGATTGAAACAAACAAGCTGCTAAGGGTTTTAACTAACAAATCGGTTATTCTGTTAATTTCTACAGAAATCAATTCACCAGTACTTTTTACAATATCATCTATCTTTTTTCGTTCTTCTATATATTCTTTTATATTATCTTGTATATAAAAATTGAAGTTCTCTTTTGCAGTTTCAATAAGACTATCTAAATATATAAGAAATTCATCTAAACTGATAGGATGATTAAGTTGTAAACTAGAAGGTACTATATTGTGAAAAATTTTTAATTTATCTTCAGTTTTTTCGCTGTAAACCCATTTATAAAAATTTAATAACCCATCAATTTCATGTGTTTTGGATAAATCAAAAGACGTTTTGAGAATCATCCTCTTTTGACCGTTAAAGTAGCAATTGAAATAATCATTTTGATTATCATTTGGATCGCTTTTTTCAATAAAGGAAGATAAATAACTTATACACTGAAAAGCACACCATTTATTGAATATCTCTTTGATAGAATGAGAGTAATCAGATTTTAAAAATAACTGGTCCGGAATTACGGTAGATAAAGTGTTGTTCCCATTTGGCAATTTATCTATTTGCGTGAGAATGTCATCTTTCTTTTTTATTGCTCGAGTAATTACTTTTTCATCTATTTCTTCTAAATCGTCAAGAGTAAAAAAGTGTACAAATTCATTAGAGATTAACGGAATGTCCGTATTGATTATAAGAATTTGCGATAATGGTTTTTTGTTAAAAACAAATTCTGTAAAATCATCGAAGTTTAATTTCTCAATATGATCTCTAAAATTACTGATGTTATAATAAATAATTGAGTTGGTGTTGGGGTATGAAATAAGTAAATCTGCTTTTTTAAGTTTCAAAATAAAATCAATGTTTTTAGAGGCTTCTAAACCTAATGCAGAAATGATGTCGTCCCTTTCTGTCGGCATTGATAGTGAGAAATCACTAAAAGAAATAACAAAGCTACTTTTATAAAAGTGATAGAAATCATCTAAATAAGTGATAATCTTATCTACATCCAAGTTAATCTTGAATTGTAATTCACTGGAGTCTTCTCGTCTGAATTGCAGACCTTTTTGAGGTAGGATATTAAAAAACTCTTTATTTTTTAACATATTCCTCACTCCAATTTTTTTAACTCAACACCTTTTATTGAAATATCAACTGTTTTTTTACCATCAGGGTGTTTAGTTTCTTTATAGGAAAACTTATCAGGGTCATTAAATACATTGTGATCTATTGTTAATCTTATACCATCTAAGAAAACGCGTCTATTTTTTAAAAAAATCTTAGAAACTTCATCGGATTTTTCAAACTCATTCCTTGTTAATCCATATGTTTTAAAAATCTCTTTAGCTTGTCTAAAATGTTCATGTTCCTCGGTTTCTCGATTGAAAAATGTTTCCAAAAAGTTATCAATATTGATTAAGGGAGCAGTTTTAATAAGATTTATAGCATGATTATATATTTGCAGGCCTTTTTCATCAGTAATGTTTAAAGATGTGCTATCGTCCTTTATAGCTCTAACTCCTTTGATAAAAGAAGTGGTATTTGTTATTTCATCTTGGATAAGTTTTACGTTTAAAAAATTTGTCGAAAAAAATTGAGATACTGCTTCATCATCAATTGACTTTTGAGTGTTTTGTCGATCAAGCATTATCAAGTCATATTTATGTTCATCTTCAATATCAATATCAATTCTTATGAATGCTGCTTTTTGCAATCTTGTGCCAGCTTCAGGCCAGGCATTTCCTGTTTTAACAAGAGAAATTTTCATCTTATCATCCATAGTTTCAATTTTGGAAAGATATTGGTCTTTGTGATCTAATTTTAATATAGCCATATATCGTTCTCCGTTAATATTCACATCAGAAATTACAAGATCTCCAGGAGATATTGTTTTACTTGTCATAAATGAAAATAACCTTGTCGCTATCAAATGGGAGTAATCTATGAAATTATGACGACTCGAAAAAAATGATGTTGTTAGGTTATAAACTTCATTTACGGACGGATTGTTAAATTTTGCATATCTAACGTTTTTGTCTTCTAAACTATTAGTAGAATGTGTTGATAAAACTTGTTTAAATTCCTCGTTTAAATCTAAATTGAAATCAGATAATGCTAAACCGTCTATTTCTCGGTTATTTAAGCGATGTATAATGGCGCTATTTACTACTATACTGTTTACTGATATCATGACTATTCCCTCCGACTTTTTAATCAATCCACTCTAACGTCCCCAACTTCCCCCGCCAAGCAGCAAACCCATCCACCTTATGCCGAAAAATCAACTCCAACCGATAATGCGCAAACTCCTCAGATACCAAGAAGTAATCCGCAATGTCACTGATCAATACAGCTTCATCCAGCGCTGCATCATACACCCGGTTAATAAAGTGCTGGGGCATCAGGAGATAGGCTGCCATGCGTTTGGCCTGTCCTTCGACCTTGGCCAGCTGATACTCGTCAACGCTTAACTGAGGGGAGTGGTGGGCGTACAGATGACAGAACTCCTCGGCCGCCAGCAGCTTCTTCTCAATTTCATTCAGCCCTTCACGAATAAAGATAGTCCCACGTCTTCCACGATTCTTAGGGACTGAGAACGATTTCAGGTTATGTATGGCTTCCCATTCAACGGATTCGTCCATGAAAGGGGAGTCCAGAGGCAGTATCCGGATGCCGTATCGCCAACAGATGTCATAGATGTTAATTTCATCCGGGTAAGTGTAATGAAAATGGGAGAGGACCTTCTCGGCCCGTTCCTCCCAGTAGTCTGTATGTGGTTTTCGTAGTTGCATGACATCACGGCCTTACTTAACTATTTTCCATCCACCTAGCATTTTTGGTGTTGCCAAATCTGCACCATAACTGTCTACAAAATAAACTTGAACCAAATCCTCGTACTTACCCGAATTGTTGACTAGGTTAACAACTAGATTTCCGATTTGTTCGGCAAATCTTTCTTTCTCGTGTTCAGCTGAATAATACCAACTATCGCTTACTACGACGTTGACAATACTCCATTCCCCATGGCGTGGTCCTACGTCTACAATGATTCCGCCGCTAATTTCCTTCATTTCAGAAATAGCTGCATTAAATGCTTTATCTTGTTCTTTTTTCACAGTCTCTTCATTGGGGTAGGCAACTGTCGAAGTTTTAAATGTTGCATTTTTCCCGCCTAAATGATTTTCCGATGCAAGATCTCCGGTCATTTTGTCGCCGGTTTCTCCAAAAATGGCTTTGATATCATCTGGTTGTGGATGTTCGTCAAGGTTAAATCTAAACATCGCACTGGCTGCAAAATGAGCAGGTTTCCAATCTGATGGAATGTCAAAAGCTAATTCAGCTTTTCCGTCTTTCACTTTAATGAATCCGCTTTTATGATTGAAATTACCATCTATGAGTGACACTTCTAGTAAACCGCCATCAGGAATATTGGTATCTATAGCCACTTTAATCTTTCCTTGTTCAGCCGTTGCTTTTACAGTCCCCTCGACGTTTAGAAGCGCTTTTTGCCTTTTTTCAGCCTCTTCTTTTTTCTTGGCCTCTTCTTTTTTTGCTTTTTCAGCTTCTTCTTTTTCTTGTTTGTCTGTCTTTTTGTCCTTTTTCTCTTCATCCTTTTGACTATCAACTGCAATTTTTTCTTTATCGGAAGCTACTTCATTTTCTGATGAGGGAAGTAGCGCTCCGCCAATCATCATTAAAACGAAACCAATTCCGGTTGCGATGCCCCATTTCTTTTTAGGTTTCTTTCGAATAACAGAAATCACCAACATAACAATACCAACCCAAATAGTTAAAAATCCAACTACTGCAAAAAATCCTCCCATGATTTCCCCCTCCTAATCAATTTGTCTCATAAAAACAACTTAGTGAGATTTTCCCATTCGATGTATAAAAATAAACGCGGTCTAAAACCGCGGTTAATCTTCTAACTCTCCAAACCCATCTCCATACTCTTCTTCCTCTTCTTCCAGGAACATCTTCTTCATCTTATAGAGCTTGATCAGTTCTTTGACCTTCTTTTCTGGATCGGATGCTAGGTCATGGAACATGATGGGGTGTTTTTTGAGTTCGTTGAAGAGCTGGAGTTCTTCTTCTGAAAGATTTATTTCTTGCCCAGCAACAGTAACTTTACTATTCGTATTCATATCTGTTGTTTTGCCCAATAAATAGTCGGTGGTTATTTCTAGGGCATCAGACAATAAGACCAACATCTCGTTTGAAGGGGTGCTATGTCCATTTTCGTAATTACTAATGGTGCCTTTTGTGGTGTTGACTTTTTTCGCAAGCTCTTCTTGTGTCAGCTTCATTTTGTTTCTAGCGTTTTTTAATCTCTGGGATAACATTACAATTCCCCCTAATATAAGCACGTACAAGTATATTGTACATCATCTAAAAATGATTTAAATAAAAGTACAAGATATTTGTATTTAGTTGTTGACGTACAAGAATCTTGTATGTATACTAAAAGTATAAGTTGTTCATACATGGAGGTGAAGAAATGAAGAACGCTAATTTAATTAAAGCTCGCGAAAAGAAAAAACTAACCCAAGAACAACTGGCAAAAATCCTTGGTTATAAAGGAAAGCAATCAGTCGCTAACTGGGAGAATGGATATATCTCTCCTCCGTTAGAAACAGCAATGCGTATATCGAAAATTTTAGAAGAGGACCTCTTCTTTTTATTTGAGAATTTAGTACAAGAATCTCATACAAAGGAAAAGGGTGAAAAAGAAGTCGGATAGGGGGTGTAAACATGTCAGAAATCACTTTAGCAAACGTAAACGACTTGAAAGAAGTCATCCGTGCGGAGGTAAGGCAAGCGGTCGGCGAGGCATTGCGAGATCGTCAGCTTCCAGTCTTGCTATCCCTACAAGAAGCGGCGGAACTTTTGGGCGTCAGCCAGACAACAATGTACCGTGCAGCAAAAATCCAAGGCTTCCCAGTCACTCATGATTTTGGCCACGCCAAGGTTGTCACGGACCAGCTGCTTGAGTGGATCAAGAAGCGGAGCAATTACGATTTGGTTTACAACTTCAGTGGGTGAGGGGGAGTACTTATGGCGCAAACAAAAAAGTCAAAGCGTTCGAGGCTGGATTCTAATGAATACAAAAATATAAAAGGAACAAAAAGAGTTCGTTTGATTGCAGAACGAAAGAAGGCTGGCTTAACCCAAGCCCAATTGGCAGAGAAAATCGGATGTTCAACAGCGACAATCTCACATTTAGAACTGGGAAGAATGAATCCGGGACTCAATATTTCTTTAGGTTTAGAAAGGCTTTTCCAGCAACCATATGAAGTTTTATTCCCGGATTTATAAAAAGTACTTGACAAGCCTTCACAGAGTAATTTCCAGAAATGAATTTTTTCTGAAACACAGGGATGATTCCTGAAAAGAAGTATGCCGGAAATTCTCAAAAGCATAGTAAATTGGAACGCACAAACAATCAAGGGAAGGAACATTTATCCATAAATGGCGATTCACCGAAAACTATAATGAGAATCATCAAGCAAAGGAGGAATGAAGATGAATCAATTTACGAAGATTTTTGAAGGTAAAGAGTTGCGAATTGCCGGTGATGAATCCAATCCGCTTTTCTTATTGAAAGACGTTTGCTCAATCTTAGGTCTGGATCAAGTAGCAGGAGTGAAAAGACGGTTGGACAAGGATGTGATTTCAAATCACCCCCTTGAGACAGCTGGTGGAACCCAGCAAGCAACGTTTGTAAATGAAGATGGACTTTACGATGTTGTGCTCGAGAGTCGGAAACCCGAAGCCAGGAAGTTCAGAAAATGGATCACTGGCGAGGTTGTTCCCTCCATTAGGAAGACCGGCACCTATACTCAGCCGAAATCACAACCCGCACTGACAGTGGAGCAGCAAGCCCGCGAACATTTGAAGCTTTCCATCATGACGAGTGAACGCGTAGATGGAATCGAGCAAGACGTGAAATATCTGAAAGACCACATGCGGATCAACGGAGCTCAGGAGCAACGGATCAACATGAACGCCCGTGGGAAAATCATGGAATGCCTGGGCGGTAAAGATGCGAAAGCCTATAAGGAAATCGGCAAGAAAGCATTCTCGCAGTTTTGGAGAGAGTTCAAAGGCTACTTCGAAATTCCTCGGTACGGCGAACTGCCAAAAGTTCGATTTGAGGAAGCGTTGAATTTTATTCAGGAATGGTCGCCAGATACGGCACTGCGGTTGGAAATAAAAAAATTGAATGGTCAGCAGCATTTAAAGCTAGCGGAGTAAGAGGGCCGGGGGAGGGACCCCGGCAAGGTGAAAGGCTTTTTTCAGAGGTTGTTGTTGCGGAGGTTTTGGAGGTCTACATCTAAAGAATACAACACCCTTAACAGATAGAGTATTCCAATTCGGAATAAGGGGGTGAGGGAATGTTATACGGTTCAATTTTAAGAGCCTGCCGGGAAAGAAAAGGCTGGAATCAAGAGGAAATGGCGCACCAATTACATGTCAATCAGTCGGACATATCCAAGTACGAAAACAATGTCAAAGAGCCACCAATGTCACTCTTCCAGAGATGGGCGATGGTGACTGGATCGCAAGACGTGCTAGTCGCTTTTATTGCGGGCATGGAAGGCGTTTCAATCTTGAGCAGCATTTTGGCAACAGCCGGAACCGGCATCATCGGGTTTATCAAATTAGGAGGATTGTTATGAAACTAGAAAACTACAGAAAAGAAGATATCGAAGAAGTCATTGAGCTGAAAAAGATGGCGCAGCATCAAATTAATAAGGTGGAGCTGCATAACTGGACGGACGACATCGACAAGGCGATCAATAGGACACTTGCTCTCTACCAACTATTCAGCAAGATTCGGAGTTTGAAAAACGCGCAGTCGGATGAAAGAAAAATGGAATTTCTAGCGGCGAAACTGGCGATGGGCGGCATCCAAGTACAATCCATTCATTTTGGACATAAAAAAACCGACTGATGTTTGCGCCATCAATCGGAAAAGAGTTCGACTTGATTTTCATTATATCACATTGACGGAGCCTTGGCTCCTGTCAAAGAGCTTGGGAGCCATTGAATAATTTCCTCCCATTGATTCAGAGCTGGTTACTCTGATTCTCCCAGGCTCTTTGATGGGATTCAATCCATCAGGTCGTGAGTGGCTGGCAATGGGCTTTTATCAGCTGTTCGGCGGTCACTTGCGATACCTAACACAGAAAGGAATGGTGAAATGCGAAAACTGAATATGTATTTTTTCGGTGAGGAAGAGATCTCGCGTCACGATGCCGGGTGGTTTTATGGCATGATATCCGGCTCGGCCATCCTCACGGCGATTGTATGGGTGGTGGCGTTATGAACCGACAGGTGTTGCTGGACGAGTACGAAATTATGGGCCTCATCTTCCTTGTCAAAGAAGACATCAAACAGTTGAGAAGTACAGCGGAAACACTGGAAACCGTTGGGCATGGCTCGGAAGGCTCCAGATGGAGAATCGCGGAGCAAGAACGGCTCCTGCGAAAGCTGGAGGATGCTTTGAGTGGAGAGGGGGATACGGATGGGTGAATATGCGGATCTGATTGCGAAAGGCGTCTACTGTAAAAAGTGTGGCTGCTACACCGGGCAAGAGCCAGGGTGTCCGACACTTTGTAATGGTTGCGTCCATGAATTACATGAAATTGAAATCGAAAACGCTATAGAAAGAGGTGAAGAAATATGATGGATCCTGCGATTGAAAGGACGATGTTGACAGGCTATCCGTACCCGGAACCGGTCGTCTACGGTCGTTGTACACGATGCAGAGACGAAATTCATTACAAGGAAGAGTTCGTCGAAGCAGCTGGATATGCGTACTGCTGCAAGGAGTGTTTGGTGGACCAAATGTTAGAGGAAGGTAATGCCAATCTGGTTATTGCGGAATAAAAAAGACCACTCTGCAAAGTGGTCCCACGAAAAAATATCTTTGAATCGATTCTATCACAAATATGGGAGGAAATAAACATGTCTGAACTATCCATGCAATATCAGCAGAATCAGCAAGGGAACGTCCTTGGACAAGCTACAGCTTCACGTGAAATGGAAGAGGTCAAAGGGGCCATCTTCCTTGCAAAACAGTTTCCGCGTAACGTTTACCAATCAGAGCAGCGAATCATGGACGCCTGCAAACGACCATCACTAGCGGAAACAGCGATTTACCAATACCCTCGCGGGGGAACGAAAGTAGCGGGCCCATCTATCCGATTGGCCGAAGTGGTTGCACAGAACTGGGGGAATATCGATTTTGGCATCAAGGAACTGGAGCAACGCGAAGGAGAATCCACGGTAATGGCCTACGCTTGGGACCTGGAGACGAACACGCGGCAAACCAAAGTGTTTTCAGTGAAGCACAGTCGCCAGGCAGGCGGGCAATTAAAGAAGCTGACGGACCCACGGGACATATACGAAATGGTTGCCAACCAAGGGGCGCGAAGGGTGCGGAGCTGCATCCTTGGCATCATCCCAGGGGATATTATCGAAAAAGCGACCGAACAATGCCAGAAAACGTTGGCAGGTGCTTCCCCTGAACCCCTGCGCGACCGGGTTGCCAAGATGCTCAATTATTTTAAAGAAACATATAGCGTGACGCAGGAAATGATTGAGGACCGTTTCGGTTATAACGCCGATTCGTTCACAGAAATTGACTTGGTGAATGCAAAATCAATCATCAATAGCCTGAAAGATGGCATGGCGTCAGTTGATGATTATTTCGATAAAAACGTGCAGAAGAAACAATCAAGCGGTCTGGCCGATTCCTTCAAGGAAGAGGAGAAGCCGAAAGAGGCGAAGGCTGCTCCGGAAGAACCGAAAGCTGACCCGGTCGAGGAAGGGGGGAAGGTAGATGACAAGGACCCAATTCCTTCTGACGCAGGAGAATTACCACTCTACTGAGGCGAACCGAGAGTACTTCTCGGTTTCCCAGTTCAAAGATTTCAATGAGTGCCAGGCGAAGGCAGTAGCGAAGATTAACGGTGGTTTTGAAGAATCATACGGAAACGCTTTGCTCGTCGGATCATACACGCATGCGGCGTTTGAAAGTGAGACAGCGTTCGCAGAATTGGTCGAAGAAAATGCGGAACTAATCTTCAAGAAGCGCGGTGGGAAATACGCCGAATTTGAACAAGCGGATCTCATGATTGAAGCACTGAAGAACGATAAATTCGCCATGTTCGCCATGGAAGGCGAAAAGGAAATCATCCTAACAGCCGAAATGTTCGGAGTTCCGTGGAAAGCGAAAATTGATTCCATCAATCATCAACGAAACACATTCACAGATCTAAAGACTACCAGAAGCCTGTCACAGCGGCTTTGGTCGGACAAGTATCAGAAGTATGTATCGTTCGTTGAAGCGTGGGATTACGTGCTCCAGATGGCGGTGTATCGGGAGATCATCCATCAAAACACGGGATTCTACTACTCTCCATATATTGTTGCAGTTACGAAAGAAGATCCACCGGATAAAGCGGTACTACACTTTGATGATTCGAGGTACCAATTCGAGTTGGATTTCGTAGAACATTTGATAGAGCAATTCAAGGCACTTAAAGCTGGGGATGCGGAACCCTCTCGATGCGAGAAATGCGCTTATTGTCGGGGGACGAAGCAACTGAAGGACACCATTGAGATCGGTGAATTGGTGTGAGGGGGTAAGCCCCTCCACTCTACAAATGAGGTGAAATAATGAGCGGCGCATTTCTGATGTCGAGAGAAATATTCGGTCACGAAATATGGCAAGACGTAGCGAAGTTCAGGATTTTCTTCTACATCGTCGGAAATGCCGTCTTCTCAGATCGAGGAGTAACAAAAGGCGGCATTCACATTGGTCGGGGGCAATATCTTCGATCCTATCGAAACATCCGAGAAGATCTTCTATATGTCGAAAAGAATGCCGAGAAATATTACTCTCTCAACACCATAAAAAGTAAAATTGATGACCTTGTGAAAGAGGGGGCTTTGGAGATTGAGGAAACGAAGCTCGGAACACTCTTCACAGTTGTTAATTATCAGCATTACCAAGGGTTTGAAGCGTATAAAAAGGACGAAATAGCAGAAGGACAGAACAGCAAAAGAACACCTACAGAACAGCAAAAGAACGGCAACGGAACGGCAACGGAACAGCATCAGAACAATAAGAACTATGGTATTAAGGTTAATCAAGATATTACTACTACTACTCAAAGTGGCGATCCAGTCGATGTGATTGCCGATCGATTTTGTGATTTGAGATTGATCCATGAAGGTCGAGAGAGTCGGCCAACCGTGAAAGATTACGAAGCAATCGCCCGGATTGTCGCCCGTGGTATACCGTTACCACAAACAATCGAATTGCTTGATCAATGTTTTGCGGAATACAGGGAGCGTCAACCAAATGGTGCTATAAAAGCATTTGGTTATTGCGAGAAATACATTGGCGACCAATTCGACAAGGTTATCGCTGCTAAAAAGGCTCGAGAGGAGGCGCAACAGATGAAACCCGGGACGGTTCATCCTTTCAAAGTCAAGCAACCGAAGCAAGACGAACACAAATACGACTACGGATTCTAGGAGGTACGAACGTGAAGGGAATCCAAGATATTTTAGAAAACCTGCCAAAGCCAGTCGTCTTAAGCAGTTACGACTGTGAAGGGTGCGGTGAGAAAGTGAGTGTGACCGAAATGGCGATTGCCGGTGGTCCCGAAAAAGGAAAGCTGGAACGGTTTTTCCTTGGGTGCAAATGCGAGGACCAGTTAATTGCTGAAATGGTCGTAGCGAATGAGCGGAAAGCGAAGATGAACCGGGCAAAAGACGTTTTCGACCAGAACTCGCTCGTTAATCAATCCTTGCTGAAAGCGACTTTCGTGAACTACATCGCCCCGTCGCCAGAGTTGGAAAAGGCGAAAAATGAGGTTCTTGGTTTCGTGAGTAGCTTCGATGCGGTAGAAGGGAAGAATCTCTTGCTGACAGGTTCCTACGGAACAGGGAAAAGTCATTTGTCTTTCTCGGCGGCCAAAGCACTCATAGAGCTCGGATATTCAGCGCTCTTTTTATCGGTCCCTAAGTTGCTAACCAAGATCAAGGATACGTACAACAGCAAAGCGCAGTTTTCGGAAAATGACCTGCTGGATTACATCGCAAACGTGGACATGCTCGTTTTGGACGATCTGGGAGCTGAGTATACCAATCTTCGCAATGACGGAGACAACTGGACTTGGACCAAGCTTTTTGAGGTGATTGATAGCCGGTCGGGGCGTAGCACAATCTATACCACCAACCTTTCCGCTGCCGAATTGGAAGCGAAGGTCAATCCGCGGAACTTTTCCCGGATGATGGAGAATACGGAAGTTGTGAAAATGAACGGCCGGGATTACCGGAAAAAAGATTTTTAGGGGGATGCGAAATGACTGAAAAAGTGAAGTTGCCAAAACAAGTGGCAGAAGTGATTGAAAAACTTAGGAATGCTGAATATAGCGATTATGGAATCGTTAAATATACGGAAGTAGGCGGTCCGATTCACATCAAACAAGGTGCGGAAATACAACGTACCTTGTGCGATTGGATTTACAAGAACAACGGCAGAAACGCTGATTTGCTATTAGATGCTTTGCGTACAGGCTACGAAGTCGAGGAAAAGTTCAAGGCTGGGGATTGGGTTGTAGTTGAAGATTGTCCGTGTGAACGCATCGTTGGCAAGGTCCAAAGGATAAAGGACATATCAAAATATTCGACTTGTACTCGTTTTGAATATGAAGACTGGTGGTCGGATGAACACAAAACGAAGTTACGCCACGCCACTCCCGAAGAAATCAAAGCCGAACAGGAACGGAGAGTGTGGGCGAAGATCGGCAGGGAGCCGGGGGAGTTTCGAGAGGGAGATATCGGCATTCTCCTAGGTAGGGAATCATCCTACTCCTTGTGGAAAAACCTTAAAAACTTGTACGAAGAAGGAGAACTGAAAGGTTTCCACCCCGCCGAATCCTTCATCGAGTTTGGAGGTGCAGTTGATGCCTGAATGGATAAAGGGCCCGGGGTTTTACGTGATACAGCCGACCGGCCCGGTGGACAAGGAAATCTTAAAAGCGGAAATGGATGCATTGGAAATTAAATTGCGGGAAGCAGAAGCTAGGATTGCTGCAAGAAAGGTGGAGTCGGCATGATCGGCACGTTTGTTAAACCATCCAGAGAGACGGAAAAACTGGTCCTCATCGAGGAGTTAAACCGGCTCGGAATCTATGAAACTATGAAAAGGGAGCCGTTGGAGAGTTTGAGTTATTACTCACTGCGGACTCTCCTGGCCACAAGAATGGAGGTGGCGGAATGACCGGCCCACTTACTGCGGCCGGCTTCCAGCTGAACGGCCACCGGATGACCAGGCGCCTGCTCCGGCAATGGACAGAGGAGGGCAGGCCGCACACGGTGGCGATCCACACGCTCGGCGGCATCTACACAAGCAAAGGCGATGGTGTCTATGCGAGCACAGAGCAGTCGTTTAACAGCGTGGAGGAATTTTGGCAGTATATCGGTCGGTACTATCAAGGCCGAGCGTTGATGTGGGAGTCGCATTAAAAAATGGAGGTGGCGGAATGATAACCTTGCTGATGATCGTGGTGCTTGTCGTGATTGCTGGGTTGTCGTACGGACTCGGTTGGGTAGACGGAAGGCATCAAGGTCGTGAATGAAACGCCCTATGACCGCTATCTTGATGGACTGGGCAGATTGACCATGGCGCAAGCTGAAAAATTGAAAAAAGGAGAGCCGCTGCTCTATTACGGCCCTGGATCGTTTGAATGGGTGCCGGTGGAATTTGACAGCGTCCGGACGTCTCAAGGGAGTCCTGTCGTGATAGTCAAGACGCCGGAAGGCCACATGGTCGCATATTACGAGCGTCTAAAAACGATTGGAACAAATGATTTGTTGGAAGTGAGGTTTGGAAATGACAACTGAAACGAATGCGGAGCGGTTGGCAAGATTCAAAGCGGAGTGGCACGGTGATGATGATTTGCAAGGCGACGACATTGACTGGCTCATCCAACAAGCCGAGCGAACAGCAGAACTAGAATCCCACGCCATCGGCTTAAACATACAGCTAAACAGCGCGATTAAATTCAACGCTCAAATCAAGGAGGAAAACGCCAGTCTGCGGGAAGCGTTGGAAGAAATCGCTTCAACAGATGGATGGGAAACGGTAGACGAAGCTAGAAATCTCGCCCGCCAAGCCCTGAAAGGAGAATATGAATGACGAAAATCAAAGAACCGATTGCTGTTTGTCCGTCCTGCGAAACTGTTATCTGGACCGGTACCAGAGTTTGGCGCAAAGGGGACGAGCTTTACTGTCATAGCAAGTGCTTGATTGCTTCGTTCGGTGCGAAAAAGGCGGTGGCCAGATGAGGACCTGTTCCCAATGCGGCTGGGAGATGAGTGAGGGGTTTCTCCACGAAGACAGCGGTAACACGTACTGCACGACAGACTGCTTAAACAAAGAGTTCTCGGCAGTGGAGCGAGAAGCTATGAGCGTTGATGAGCTGTTCTGGACAGATTGGCACTATGAAAAGGCGGTGGCGAAGTGAATAGTTTTTATGTATACGAAACCCAGGCGGAATTGACAGCCGACCATTACCAGCAAGCCGAAGCTAACGGTATCAGCCGGGCGGCCGTTCGAAAGCGCATCAAGCTTGGTTGGCCCATTAGTAAAGCAATCAAGGAGCCGATCCTATCGCAAAAGGAAATTACCGAAAGGGCTTCGGCAGCTAGTCCGTTTCGGCAGACGAACGGGTTGCATTTCGCGAAGGAGGGCAAGGTGTGATTAATCGAATCATTATTACCGGGAGGCTTACCAAAGCACCGGACATGAAATATACCCAATCAGGGATTCCCGTCACGCGCTTTACTGTCGCGGTCAATCGGGCTTTCAAATCCCAGGACGGAGAGCAACAAGCTGATTTCATCAATTGCGTGGCGTGGCGGAAGCAGGCCGAGAACGTCGCGAACTTTTTAAACAAAGGTTCGCTGGTCGGTGTAGATGGCCGTATCAGTACCGGTAGCTACGAGGGACAGGATGGCAAGCGGGTATTCACAGTGGAAGTGGTCGCAGAATCGGTACAGTTTTTGGAACCGAAGTCCAACCGCTCGGAATCGCCGAATAGTTCGCAGTCCGGCCAATATCAGCAGCCAAATGCACCGGCCGGAAACTATGGACAGCAGACTTATACTCCACCGGGGAACGATCCGTTTTCGGGCGGAGGGCCAGTAGAAGTCGTGGATGATGATTTGCCATTTTGAGGGGATTTAGTCAAATCGGAGGTGGGCGCAATGACAGCATCCAAGCCTCGGAAAAGAGGGCGGAAGCCCGCAACATATGCGGTGTACAAAGGGGATGAGTTTCTGGTTGTCGGGACAGCGGCGGAATGCGCGGCGTACATGGGGTGGTCAAGTCCCAAGCGGACGCAGATCATGGTGTCGCCGTCATTTAAAAATCGGGCGTCGAAACACAAGAATCACGGGAGTCGGATGGAGGTCATCCGGGTGCAACATGATTTGGGACAGGAGGAAGCTATGATGACAGAAATACAAGTGGCGGAACAACCGCAGGCAGTGCGCGGCAGGCTAATGAAAACGATCGCCGTGTACTCGCCGGGCAGACGTGGCAGGATGAAACATGAAGTGGGATTCGTTGTTTCCCGCACCCGTCCTTTCCGGGATGTGGAGCAGATTACCGAACACGAAGAGGTTTGCAAGAAAGCGAGGTTGAGCCGGTATGGGCAGAGTTTGTTCGACTCCTGTTTCAAAAACTGGTGATGATTTAAACTTGGCGGTCCTGCAAGAAAACGCAAGACTCCGGGAGACGCTGAAATACTATGCGGATCCGAAAAACTACAAGCTAAGCGGATTCAACGGAGTGCGCCGGATGGTTCGGCTTGAACGGGATGGCGGACAAAAAGCAAGGGAGGCATTGGGATGGAATTAAGCAAACTGTTTGAGACGCAAAGGCGACTGGATGAACGGATCGTGAAGGAAAAAGGACTCGAAGGGCATGGCCTGCTGCCGATGAAGATTCTCGCCTTGCAAGTAGAGCTAGGCGAACTAGCGAATGAATGGCGTGGTTTTAAGTTTTGGAGTGAGGATCGTAATCCGAGGACAGAAGTGACGTACGATATATGCGGAACATGCGGAGGCACTGGAACGCCATTCGGAATACCAGAAGAAACGGACATCGACTGTTGGAAATGTGGTGGTGAAGGTGAATTGACAAGAAATCCACTCCTCGAAGAATACGTGGACTGTCTGCATTTTATTTTGTCGATTGGGTTTACGATAGGATCCACAAAACCGAGAGTTACATTCCCGAAAGCGGGAGGAAGAAGTAAGGAGTTTACGGCTGTTCGATTTAACGAGTGTTTGAGATTCGCAAATTTACTACTCGACGATGATTACTATGATTTATTGTTTCAGTATTTCATGGACTTGGGCTATATGCTCGGTTTCACGTGGGCCCAAGTAGAGTCTGCCTACTTCACAAAAAACAAAATCAACCACGCACGGCAAGAATCGGGCTACTAAAGGTGCGCCATGCTCAGAACGCTATATCGGACGGTTGACGGGGAGCGGCGGGTCATTTGCGGGCATCTAACAAAATTTGAAGTTGCGGCCCTTCGCCAAGAAGGTTGGCGGGAGGATCGGCCGCAAGTTAACAAAAACGGGATACCGGTGGGGAGGGCGGTTTGAATGGGAGTTTGTAAACGATGCAACAGAAAGTTGAAAACACAAAAGAGCATTGATGTTGGGTTCGGGCCGGTCTGTAAGAAAAAGCACGATGAGGCGGAAGCGGAGTTTCTAAAATTACAGGTCACGATTGATGAAGAGATGGCGTACCAGGAGCGGATCAGTGTATGAGAAAAGCCTATAGTCGGTCCCACGCTAACCGAGGCTCCGGCCTGGAACGGATGATTGACATGACGAATCAGCAATATCGCAATAAGGGCGTTGCAGATGTGCGCAAGGTGCCGCCGCCGGTGAAAATCATGGGGCAGCAGGGCAACCAAGTCACGGGTTACACCCAAAAAGGTGAGTGGGTCGATTACGTTGGCATCCATAACGGCCGGACCATCATCTTCGACGCCAAGGAGACCAGGGAGACAACCCGTTTCCCGCTCTCCAACGTATCGAGACACCAGTATAGCTTGCTAGAATCGTGGCACCAGAAAGGCGCACGCGCGTTCCTGCTTGTGTATTTTACGAAAAGGCATGAAGTATACGTCCTGTCGTTTGAGCGGCTGCAGGAGGCTTGGAAGGGCTATGTCGGGGATGGTAGAAAATCCATCCCATACACTGAGTTTCATTTGCATTGCGATCAGGTGGAGAGCGAGAAGGGGTATGTGCTGCATTACTTAAAACATGTGGGGGTGACGAAATAACAATTATCACAATTCCCGAAGCAGCCGCGGTAATCGTTGCTGGCGTGCTGCTGATGATATCCGGCTATGCAATGGGGCGATTGAGCAAGTGACGCGTCACATCAGACACAAAAAGCGACATAAAGGAAGGTGATTGGGTTGGAATCGACTTTGTTCAGAATATATGGATGGATTATTATTCGTCCTACAAGGTGGTTCTTCTGGAAAATGATATGTAATACCACTTTATGTGTATTACCTAAGAAGGAATGGGACAGATGGCGACTAACAAATGTACATTGGTGGGTATTGTACAAAACAGTATTTAAGTTTTTTAAGTGGCTCAATTACGATGCGTGGAGACACTTCTGTGATTGGACTGGAGGTTGGAGACAATCTTATCCATTGCCAGCAAGAGTTATCCATGCAATAGGGAAAACAACAGCAGGCTACGCCATTAGTGGCGGTCAGTGTTATCACTGCGGTTCTGAAGAAGGTTGTCCAGTTGAACTATCTGAAGATGACTCAGGGGAGCGTTTTAAATTATTAGAAACTTGGACATCAAGCACAATGGATGGAACAGATTACAGATTTAGAGGAATAACTATCTGTCCGAAATGTGGGTATGAACAAGAATACGAGGATGGTTCGCTTTAAAGAGTGATGCACATTACGAAGATTAAGCGCCGGAGCCGCATGCAGCGGCTCAGTCTTTGAATCTACTTGGAATGAAACCGTAAAACGATTTGATGGTCTGTAGCCAACCTGCCTCTTCGCGAGTGCGCATCGGGCGTGGATCACTGTTAAGCCTGTAATAGACAAGGCTAGTCGAGCAACCTAACATTTTAGCGATTTGCGGCCCAGACATTTTTTCTTCATGGTACAGCCGGACAATTTCCTTAGTCGAATACATGATATTACCCCCTTTTGGACAAGTTATCAAACAATTTCAGAAAGGGGAAGGGTTAAGAAAAAGGAGCGGAGCAAGCGCATGAGAAGGGAAGTAAAAAGGGATGGAGGAGTGAAGGGAATGAGTGAGGAGATTGTTCGAAGAATGATGAGAGACGCTTTTTTCGCGGCGATGCACGCTCAGCATATAGAGGTTTACCGGGCATTCGGTTATCAAAAAGTTTCCTACTTCGATTTGGAATATAATCCGAAAATCCAAACGCGGATCACTGACATGGACATGCTCCAACTTCGAATCGACATGGCTCTGGACGCAGGAGATGAAGAGCAATTCTTGCTGTTAACGGATCAACTGAAAGAGGTGGAATCATGAGCAATCGTAAAATTATTTCAATCGCGAACAAAGTGACATTCCTTCGGAAATACGACGGTCTGAGCATCCGGGAGTTATCAGCCGAGTTAAGATTCCGCATGGATCATATAGCCGACCTGGAAACGGGTGCTGTTCAGGCGGATTTAGAAGATGTCATTCGGTATTGTGATTTCTTTGGAGTCGATTATGAGGCGTTTCTGTTTGATGGGTTTGGGGAGTTCAAGCGGGCTTATATTGCGGACAATGAAAAGATGATGAAGGCGATTGGGTATAGCGTTTGAGAAGTATTCAATAAAAAAAAGACAGGCTCCTCCTGTCTCTACACACATACATCATACCATAGGAGGGGTCCGGGTGGAGAAAACAGCGGTGGTTGATTTGAGAAAAAACGGGACATACATCGTAAAAGACGGGAAGCTTTTACCGATACCAAGTCCTCCGGCGGGCTACGGGAAGCAAGTCATCAATTGGCAGGGTGGCAAACCTTGCAACGGAACTATCGAGGAATCGGTGAAATTTTAATAGGCTTATCGGAACAACCGAGGGCGCTAGATCATTTTGTTGGGTTCAACAAAATGGTTTGGTGTCCTTTTTTATTCGAGAGGGGCGAGGGAATGAGGACGTTGCAAGATCAGCTAAAGGAGAAAGGGCTCCTACATCCCGCAGGACGGGCGGAACGCGAACTGAATACAAAGACTGGGGGCAAGCAACCAGAACGGCTGACCGACCGAGAACTGCGTGAATTGATGGGGGTTACTCGTGACGTATACCGGCGTGGGCCGGGCGGGGCTTTTCGAAAACGATAAATTGGGAGGCTGGATTATGACTGAAAAGCAGATTGAGCAGCTGTTGAAGGATTATCATTGGATGATCAATTCAGTGAAAATTATGCGTGAGGGATTAAATGATATTGGCGAGGGGTTAACGGCTCAATACGGACTACAGGCAGCTATGCCCAAAGCGAGTGGCAGTCATAGTGATCCAATCTATCAAGAGTTCACCCGTCGAGAAAAACGATGGAAGAAGATCTATGATTACGAGCTAAAAATCAAGTCGGTTCAAGAGCGGATGCACGTCATTACGATTGATCGGGAAGTGGAAGTTTTACACTGGCTTTTAGAAGGAAAAAGCATGAGGTGGATCGGATTGCATATGGGGCTTTCTGATCGGCATATTGGCCGAATTAAGGATACTGTAGTGCGGAAGATGTCGCAAATGTCGGATACGTCGCAGAAGTGACGAAGGTATATTCCAGATGATACCATGGAAGGCAGGTCGGGGAGGCGGGTAGTGCGGGGAATCCCCCTTGTCCTACGCCCCACAAAGTGCGTGATGTCTCCCCTCTTTGCGCCCGAAGAAACCATATTGACCGCGTGCGGAAACACGCCGCAATGTGTTGTGTTATGTATATTCTTTGGGCGCTCTTACATAAAGAGGAATTTTCACCTTTCTTGGCGAAGTATGTCGATGGAAGGAGCGATATCGATGCAACAAATAAAAAAACATAAATTCACAGCATTTGTTATTGGTTTAGGTATACTTTTGATTTCCGTTATCCCGATACTTGTTAATTTATTAGCAACTAAAGCTATTTTTGAAGGGACATCTGGCGAGTTTAATTCTTGGTTAGGATTTTGGGGATCGTATTTTGGTGGCATTGTTTCAGGAGTCTTGACATTGGGTGGAGTATATATTGGAATTAATCATGAAAGGAAATATTCCTTATATTTAAGATACATTTCTCACAAAAGACAATTGGATAAATTTGTTGCTTGGGTTGAAGATATAGGAAAACTGGCTCGATATATTGAAGATACTGATATCAAATTTTTAGAAAGCTATAAAAGATACCTTGACGAGGGTGAAGATTTAATCAACTCGATATCTGGATTGGATATAAATATTTATCAAGAGGCACGAAACTTAATATATGAGTATGGTTGGCTGCTTCTTAACTTCGAACAAGCAAAGGGGACGGACGAATATAATAAAAAGTACGCGTTCAAAAAGATACCTGAAAACATAAAAGATATAAACGAAATCATACAAAGAATAAATAAAAAAGTTGAAACTTTAGAGAGGGACTTCAAATATTACTAATCAATTCCAAGCACTCTATTCGGGGTGCTTTTTCTATGCCTAAAAATCAAAGGGGGCGGCGGTGATGTGAAGTGCCGAATTGGGAAGAGATTCAGAGAGAATGGGAAACAACAAAGATAACCCTTACTGCATTAGCAGAGAAGTATAACGTGAAGCTTGGAACATTGAAGAGCAGAAAGAGCCGTGATAAGTGGTCGAGGGGAGCACCTAAAAAGGATGCAACCAAAACACAAAAGGTTGCAACCCCTACGAAAAGGATGCAACCAAAAAGAGAACAATTTGAGCCTGTTGTTGAGTCGGATGATCTGACTGATAAGCAACGGCTTTTTTGTATTTACTACATTAAATACTTCAATGCGACCAAGGCTTACCAGAAAGCTTATGAGTGTGCATATACGACGGCAATGGTGGAAGGACATCGTACCCTAAGAAACCCTAAGATTTCTGCTGAAATTGACAGGATGCGAACCGAGAAATTAAACGAGAAAAGGCTAAGCGCTGATGACATTCTGCAGAAGTACATCGATATTGCTTTCGCTGACATCACAGACTTTGCGTCATTTGGCAGAAAAGAAGTTCCGGTTATCGGCATGTATGGCCCGGTGCTTGATGAGAACGATGAACAGCTCATGCAAGAAGTGAACTATGTTGACTTCAAAGAATCCTTAGAAATAGACGGCACTATCATCACCGAGGTCAAACAAGGTAAAGATGGAGTATCCGTTAAACTAGCAGACAAAATGAAAGCATTGGATATGCTGGCGAAGTTTACGGATCTTCTTTCCGACAACGACAAGAAGCGCCTGCAGGAAGAGAAGTTGAAAGCCGATATTGCTAAAACCGAAGCAGAGGTTGGCAAAATAACAAGCGGTAAATCAGACACGGTGCGTGTGATTATCGAGGATGATGTGCATGAGTAAAGATATTCGCCTTTCAATGCAGAAGGTGATAGGTAAAGGATACGCTGATTACTGGAATTTCAAAGGTCGTTATCGAATTTGCAAAGGCTCACGTGCTTCCAAGAAATCAAAAACAACCGCAATTTATTATATAAAGAACCTCATGAAGTACCCACAAGCGAACTTATTAATCATTCGCAAGACATACCGAACATTAAAAGATTCATGTTTCGCTGAACTGAAGTGGGCGATCCATCAGTTGCAGGTCGATGATGAATGGGCAATAAAAGAATCGCCACTTGAAATGACTTACAAACCAACTGGCCAAAAGATTTACTTTCGTGGTCTTGATGATCCGTTGAAAGTTACATCAATTACGGTTGATAAGGGCGTACTATGTTGGATGTGGATCGAGGAAGCTTATGAGGTCCTGAATGAAGATGACTTTAATATGTTGGATGAATCTATCCGTGGTGCTGCACCTGAAGGTTTATTCAAACAAATCACTTTAACGCTCAACCCATGGAACGAACGCCATTGGATTAAGAGGCGTTTTTTTGATGCCGAAAATGACCCGGACATCTTAGCGAAGACAACGAATTACTTGTGCAATGAGTTCCTGGACGATGCCGACAAGCGAGTGTTTGATCGCATGAAGCGAGATAATCCAAGACGTTATCAGGTAGCTGGCCTAGGTAACTGGGGAATTGTTGACGGTTTAGTATTTGAAAACTGGGAAGAACGAAATTTCGATATTAAGAAATTGCTTCAAGAACGAAAGCGCATGAAAACCTTCTTCGGGCTCGACTTTGGTTATACAAATGACCCCACTGCATTTTTTGCAGGCGCAGTCGACGAGGAAGTTAAAGAAATTTATGTGTTTGACGAACTATACAAACACGCATTAACTAACCGAATGATTTACGAAGAAGTTTCTCAACTAGGTTATGCCAAAGAGCGTATACGGGCAGATAGTGCTGAACCCAAATCAATTGATGATTTGTATGAATTGGGCTTAAAAAGCATCATGAAAGCTCGTAAGGGTAAGGACAGCATAAACAATGGAATTCAAACAATCCAAGACTACAAAATCATCATCCATCCATCTTGCGTTAACTTTTTGACGGAGATTACTAACTACACATGGGATGAGGACAAGTTCGGCAAGAAATTGAACAGGCCGATAGACGACTTCAACCATTTGATGGATGCAATGCGCTACGCATTAGAAGATTTGAAAGGTGATCTATTCAGCTTCGACTAAGAGAGGTGAGAACATGAAGGCAGCTTATTTCCCGTACCAAGGCGCGGTCACGGAAACGGACAAACTGAATCAAGTGATTGCTAATGGAAACCAGGCAAAACAATTTGAATTAAATAGATTAGAGAAGGAAATTGCGAAATTTATCAAATCCGAAAAACGTAATATGATGCTTACTGGAGAAAGATATTATGAAGGCGAGCACGATATCCTTCAAAGAAAGCGACTGGTCATCGGCGAAGGTGGAAGATTGCAAGAAGCCCCAAACCTTCCGAACAATAAGCGTGTCGATAATCAATACGCTTCGCTTGTTGACCAAAAGGTGAACTATTTACTCGCAAAGCCATTGACAATCGAAACGGAAAACGAAGCATATGAGGAAGCGTTGAAGCTGGTGCTTAACAAGCGTTTCCATAGATTACTTAGAAATACCGGCGAAGCTTCTCTTAATCACGGAATCACTTATTTGCACCCTTATTATGATGAGCATGGAGAATTGCAATTTAAAAGGTTCCCAGGTTATGAGATTTTGCCTTTCTGGCTTGATGCTGATCAGACCTATTTAGGTTCTGCATTGCGTATATACATGGTTATTGATTATGACGGTGATCGTGAAATCGAAGTCACGAAAGTGGATCATTACACCACCAACGGCATTAAGCATTATATCTACGAGCACGGCCGTTTGAAATCAGGCGCAGTCGAACAATCTAGCTATCTCACGATTGAAACGGAATCTGATGAAGGCATAGACGTTGAGTTTAGAAACTGGCAGCGACTGCCGTTGATCCCGTTTAAATATAATCACAAATCGATTCCATTGATCCAGCGCGTGAAAAACTTGCAAGATGCGTACAATAAGGTTCTTTCAAACTTCGAGAATCATATGGATGAGGATACGCATAACACGATCATCGTTCTCGAAAACTATGACGGCCAGAACCTCGGGGAGTTTCGGCGCAACCTGTCTCAATATGGAGCGGTGAAAGTACGATCGACAGAGGGTTCCCGCGGTGATGTTCGGACGCTCGAAGTGACGGTCAATAAGGATAACTATGAGTCCATCCTGACGCTGTTTAAAAAGGCGATTATTGAAAATGGCCGTGGCTACGATTCCAAAGATGATCGCATGAGCAATAACCCGAACCAGATGAATATCCAGTCGATGTATTTGGATATCGACCTAGATGCCAACATGATTGAAACCGAGTATCAAGCGGCGTTTGAAGAATTGTTATGGTTCGTCAATCAAGACCTGGCGAATAAAGGAGTGGGTGACTTTGAGAACGAGAATGTGAACATCATTTTCAATCGTGATGTATTGATTAATGAGACTGAGGTGATTGAAGGTCTTGAAAAATCAGGGTACCTATCTGATGAAACTCGAATTGCTCAACATCCATATATCAAAGATGTTCGCCTTGAAATGAAACGACTTGAAGCTGAACAGCGCAAACAGATGGATCTCATGGACAACTACGACACCCACTTCAACCAATTGAATGGCGGTGGAGCGGATGGCCAGGAGTAGGGAATACTGGCGCAAGCGCTTTGAAATGCTGGAAGATGCTCAGAATCGCAAGGCCGTTAGCTATTACAAAGACCTCGAAAAAGCATACATTCAAACTATGGGTGCAATTGAAGCGGATATCGCTAAGTGGTATAGCCGTTTTGCCAAAAACAATGAAATCACGCTGGATGAAGCTAAACGGCTACTGAAATCTGAGGAATTGAGAGAGTTTCGATGGACGGTCGAAGAATACATTGAGTATGGCAAAAGGAACGCAATCAATCAGCAATGGATGAAGCAACTTGAAAACGCCTCCTCCCGCGTCCACATTAGCCGTTTGGAGAGTTTGCGACTACAACTTCAACAGCATGTCGAAAAACTGTATGGTGGGCAAATAGAGGGTTTTGAGCGCTTGATGAAAGAGATTTATCAAGACCAGTATTATCATACGGCTTTTGAGATTCAGAAAGCATTTGAAGTCGGATTCACCTTACAAGCGCTGAATGAGGATGTGCTCACAAAGGTCATCAGCAAACCGTGGACTGTCGATAATACAACATTCAGCGCCAAGATATGGCGCGACAGAAATTTGCTCATCAATACATTGCACACCGAAATGACGCAGGCATTCGCTCGTGGCGAAGGTCCGCAACGGTTAATTTCTGTCATTCAAAAGAAAATGAATACCTCCCGATCTAACGCTGCTCGACTAGTTCAAACTGAGCAAGCGTTTTTTAGTGCTGCTTCACAAAGGGATGTCTTTAAAGAGTTGGATGTTGATAGGTATGAGATCGTTGCGACATTGGACAGTAAGACCTCTGATATTTGCCAATCGATGGACGGTAAAGTGTTCAAAATGAGTGATTATCAACCTGGTGTGACCGCGAATCCGTTTCATCCAAGATGTAGGACCACGACGGCCCCTTGGTTTGAAGATGATTATAGTCAACGTATTGCCCGGGGCCGCGACGGTAAGGTCTATTACATTCCTAGCAATATTAAATATCCGGAATGGAAAGAGAGGTTTGTTGCGTGAATTACTTAATCGTTGTAGCAAATGGCGAAATGGTCACTAATAGAAGAATTTTAGGTGTGCACACCTTAACTACTTATGATGAGAGAGTCTATGTTTTCCGAGATGCAACAGGAGCAGTTTTATTCTCGGCGCCGTTTGATTCGGTGGTTTATATCGAACAAGTATGAAAGCGTGGTGTGTAAATATGGACTTTGAAGAATTCAAGAAAAGGTTTCTTGAAATCGCAAAACTTGATGGTATTGAGGTAACAGATGAGGAATTAGCTAAACTGTTTATTTCAAATTTGGTTATTAATTCATTCGAAAAGCAACAAATCATGAAAAGCATTAGGAAGAAATCACGGAAAGCCGGTATGGCAGAAAGGTAAGGTGATCCAACATCTCCGTTTGCTACTCGGTTATGTAGCTGTATGACGCGACAGGAGTGATAGAGAATGAGAACTGTACAGGGTGGAAAAATTAAACAGCTAGATACCAGAAATGAGTATCAAGTGGCAGTTGACACAATGAAAGAAGTCTTGCCGTATGCGTTGGAATTGTTTCCACCCCAAGCCAAAGCTTTGAAAGCTAAGTTCGATAGCTTAGTAGCAGAAGGCTTCACACTAGAGCAGGCCTTGGAGATTGTGAAGACACGACCAATATTTGAGTAATGGCAGATTTATCCTCGTCTTTTTAGCATTTGCAGACGTAAAAGATTCAAAGCAAATACCTAACGTGTCGTTACACGTAAAAAACGAATTAGGAGGAAAATGAATTGAACAAAGAACAATTAATCGCTCTTGGCCTGTCCGAAGAGCAAGCCGATAAAGTTGTGGCCGGTTTCGGTCAAATGATTCCTAAAAGTCGATTGGACGAAAAGATTGATGAAGTCAAAGACTTGAAGGACCAGCTCAAGGATCGGGACGGGCAACTGGAAGAATTAAAAAAGGTCGATGCCAAAGGGTTGCAGGCAAAGATTGACGAGCTTCAGGATGCCAATGAAACGACAAAGAAGGATTATGAAGCCAAGCTGAAGGAAACACAACTTTCCGGTGCAGTAAAACTCGCCTTGGCTGGTAAAGTTCATGATGCGGATCTTGTCGCTTCCCTCATTGACAGTAAGACAATCGAATTGGATGCGGACGGAAACGTCACCAAAGGACTTGATGAACAGCTGAAAACGCTGCAGGAATCGAAGTCCTTTTTGTTTGTGCCTGAAAAGGAAACGAAGTCCAACATCAAAGGTACGAAACCCGCTGAAAATCCAAACAGCGGCGAAGGCTCGGCGAACATCGGTGCTGACTTTGCGAAAATGCTAAACGACCGCGGAACTGCGCCAAGCAATGATAATAACCCATGGGGATAACACAAGGAGGAAACTGATATGCCATATGTAAAACAAGTTGAATCATTTGAACGCATTAACTTTTTAGCATCATCCAAAGTCCAGGCGTTCACTTATCAAGTGAGCGACGCTGGAGTTGCGGCAGATTCGAATGGTCAAAAAATCGTGAAAGCAGGTACTATCCTTCCGGCGAATGATGCAACCGCTGAAGGTATTCTTTACACGGATGTAGACGTGACGGAAGGGCCGCAACCAGGTTCACTGATCGTGGAAGCTTATGTACTCGAAGAACGACTGCCGGTTGCGCCTGCTGAAGATGCAAAAACCGCATTAACAAAGATCACATTCCGATAATTATTTGACAGGAGGAAATGAAATTATGCCAGATGTATTAGAACTATTTGATTCCAAGACGGTGCTAAATTATTTGAAAGAACGCCAATACAAGCCTTTGTTAGGAGAAACGTTATTCCCCGAAGTGAAACACGACACTTTAGATTTCGAGTATCTAGTAGGAGCGAGCTCCCTGCCAGTCGTGGCGTCTGTACATGCTTTTGATACAGAAGCGGAAATTGGATCCCGAGAAGCGGCGAAACAAGCGCTAGAGGCAGCTTACATTAAACGTAAAATGCAAATTACAGAGAAAGATTTAATTGCATTGCAATTCCCACGTACTCCACAAGAGGAGCGATACTTAACAGGTCGTGTATTTAATGATATCGATACGTTAGTGCAAGGGGTCAAGGCTCGTGTCGAGCTAATGCGAATGGAAGTTTTGTCAACTGGCAAAGTTACGCTGAATGAAAACGGATTAAACATGTCCGTGAATTACCACGTACCTAGTGAGCACCAAGAATCGTTAGCGGGTGACGATTTGTGGACTTCGGCCAACGCGGATATTATCGGTGATATGGAGCGTTGGCAAGATTCCCTGGATGAAAAGGCAACTCGTGCTTTAACGTCTACAAAAGTATTAACTCAAATCCTTCGTAACAGTAAAATCATCGGATATCTTTACGGGAGAGATTCAGGCCGCATCCCAACTCGTGCGGATCTAAACGCGTTTTTACTTCAACACGACCTGCCACAAATCGCGGTGTATGATTCGAAATTCCGTCGTCAAAATGCTGATGGAACCTATACAACAGAACGTTACTTTGGTGAAAATAAATTCGTTATGTTTGGTGCGGGCACTCTTGGCGAAACGCTTTACGGACCAACTCCCGAAGAATCTCGCATGGTTCGTGAAGGCAATGAACAAGTGAAAAACATCGATAAGGTGATTGCGATGGTTTATGAGGAAGGTCTGGATCCGGTATCAACTTGGACGAAGGCGGCAGCTACAGCAATCCCTTCTTTCCCTGAAGCGAACAACGTATTCCAAGCACAGCCGATTGCATAAGGAGGTTGTAATAAGTGGCAAACATTAAAGTAAAAGTGAAAGACGGCGCTTTCCCCATTCGTTACAAGGGAGAGCGCTTTTTGGTTGGTGATGAATTGACAATTGATGATAAGTACTTCGATGAATCGTCTATGGAGCGATTAGAGGAGCCGAAAAAAGCCGCTCGCTCTTCTAAAACATCCGAAAGCGAGTGATTCGCATGTTGGAAGATGTAAAAAAACGATTGGTTTCACTAGGTGTCTCAGTGTCTGGTGAACCTTCAAATTCTGACGATCTTATTTTGTCATTTACCATCGAAAAAATTACGAATCACATTAATAACCAAACGAACCTTACAAAAATTCCAGAAGGCTTGAAAGAGATTGCGGTCGATATGGTTGTTGGTGAATTCTTGTTTCTTAAAAAGGGCATGGGGCAGTTGGAGATTGAAACAATCGATTTCTCCCCTGTTACCAAACGGGTACAGGATGGCGATACAGATGTCGAATTTGCTGTTGGTGAGAATAGTACGCCAGAAGCAAATTTCGGCGCCCTGTTGGCTTACTTGCGGCATAACGAAGTTGATTTTGTGAAATACAGGGTGATGACATGGTGAACGCTCGCAGAAAGGCCATACAGAGCTTGTATCGAGGCATCTGCACTGTGAGAACGTGGGAATCGGTAAAGGACCCCGTTACCCATATAACGACAGAAAAAGAAGTGACAAGATTCGAAAATGAACCTTGTAAACTTTCATACGAAAAGCAAACCACTACTTCAAATACAGGTGGCCCGGCTGTTATTTCGCAAACCATTAAACTGTCGCTCGCTCCTGAATTAGACGTGCCTTCCGGCAGCAAAATCATCGTCACTCAGGATGGAGTTACGAATGAATACACTCGTAGCAGTCCGCCAGAAGCGCGCATGGATCATCAGCATATCACGCTTGAACTATTCGAGAGGTATGCGTAATGGCCAGGTGGGGTAAGGTCAACTTCAAACAGCTGGAACGCTTGCAAAAGAAAATGCAGAAACTTGAAAAGGCTGATTTTGATAAGTTCTGCGAAGATATGGCGAAGGAAATAGCTGCAAGATTCCTAGCCAGAGTGATTAAACGGACGCCAGTAGGTGATTACGGTGACGGCACTGTTGGTGGTACTCTGCGTAGAGGGTGGACTGCTAAGAGTCATCGCGAAGCAGAACTTACATCCGCATTCGGCGGCGGTGCAGGCGCCAAGAAGTTCACTGATTCAATGACTGTTAAGAAAAAGGGCAATATGTATGAAATTGAAGTGATAAACCCGGTGGAATATGCAGCTTACGTGGAGTACGGTCACCGCACACGTAACCATCAGGGGTGGGTGCCAGGTCGTTTCATGATGACTATATCCGCGGATGAGGTAGAACAGCTAGCTCCAAAATTGATCGAAAGAAAACTCATGAAGTTGTTAGGAGAGGCTTTCAATGGAGATTAACGACATCATTACCGCTATCTCCATTAAGTTGAACCGAACTTTCGGGGATGGCTATACCAATTATATCGACGAAGTACCGCAGGGGTTTCAAACTCCTGCTTTTTTGATTCTCTTTTTGAACTTAGAGAACATTCGTCAGATAGGCAAACGGTGGAAAGTCACCACGCTATTCAATGTGCAGTATTTCCCTTCTGGCGGTTGTGCTGATGCTTCAAACCACACACTGAAGGTGCAACATGCTCTAAAAGAAATCACGCTGTTAAACGGTTCTGTAATGCTTGGCACCGAGGCGAACAGCGAAATTGTAGACGGAAATGCGCATAACTTTATTCATTTCAATTTCTTCTTGCGAGAGGTAGAAGCAAAGACTTTGATGGGATCGCTCAGACATTATGCAAACGGAAACGAGGTGGCTACAGTTGGCGAAGAATGACGCTATTAAGAAAGAATCAAAGGCGACTGCGATTATGGTTGCGAAAGCAATCAATGGCAAAACGCCAACCTTTTCGAAAGCCCAACTTTTAAAAAGTGCAAAGTATGTTGGTCGACGAGATGCTTTGAGTGCATTGCTTAAAGATGACAAGACGTACACGCATGATCAAGTGGGACAAATATTAGAGAAATTCTACAAAGGAGGTAGCAAGTAATGGCGTTAGGTGGAGGCACATTCCTTACACAAAACAAAGTACTTCCGGGTACTTATCACAACTTTATTTCCGCGGCACGTGCATTCGTGAATCTATCAGACCGCGGTTATGTCGGCTTGCCGATGGTCCTTGATTGGGGCGTTGACGGTGATGTATTCACAGTAACTGTCGAGGATTTACAAAAAGATTCGTTGAAAATCTTCGGATACGATTATACCCATCAAAAGTTGAAAGGGATCCGAGACGTTTTTAAAAATGCCCACACAGTTTTCTTTTATCGGTTAGAAGAAGGTGCTGCTGCGGCGGCCAATTCATTTGGAAAAGCGAGGTTCAAAGGTATTCGAGGAAACGATTTGAAGGTAGTAGTTTCGGCGAATGTCGACGAGCCTGCCAAATTTGATGTCCAAACATTTCTGGGTACAACTTTAGTTGATGAGCAATTGGCGGTTGCGACTGCTGCTGAATTAATCGATTCCGACTTTGTTATTTGGGACGATGCAGCAACATTAGATTTAACAGCGGGCACCAACTTTACTGGTGGCATAAACGGAACGGGATTGACCGGGACTGCCTATCAGAATGCGCTAGATTCACTGGAAGCCTATGGCTTTAATACTCTTGGGTGCTTGTCTGGCGAACCGACAATCAAATCGCTGTTCGTTGAGTATACAAAGCGTCTGCGGGATAGTGTAGGGGCTAAATTCCAGCTTGTTGGACACAAATTAGGCGCGGTGGATCACGAAGGTGTTATTGATGTTCAAAACGATGCAATCGGCGATGGAGAAGAGGTCTTTGGTGCTGTTTACTGGGGCGTCGGTGCCCAGGCGGGTGTTGCGGTAAATAAATCGAACACCAACAAAGTTTACGGCGGAGAATTTACGCTTGATATGACCGAAACGAAAACTCAACAACAGCTTACTGCTCTATTGAAAGCAGGAAAGTATGTGTTCCATCGTGTGGGCGAGGAAATCCGTGTTCTGGAAGATGTGAACACATTTACGTCATTCACTGTTGACAAAAACGAGGATTTCTCCATGAACCAAGTCATCCGCGTTCTGGATCAGATCGCTATTGACACAGCAACTTTATTCAACACGCGCTATTTGGGTCAGGTTCCAAACGACCAAAGCGGGCGTGTTTCTTTATGGGGAGATATTGTTGCTCATCGTAGAGAACTGCAAGGTCTACGAGCAATTCAAAACTTCGATCCAGACGAAGTTGTTGTCGCGCAAGGTAATTCAAAAAAATCTGTTGTTGTGAATGAAGTGGTGGAGCCGACAGTGGCGATGTCACAACTTTATATCACGACGACAGTGGCATAAGGGAGGTAGACTAAATGCAGCTATTAAAATTAAACCTTCAGTTTTTCGCGGATGAAACAATGCACGCCAGAGAAGCTGTTCACGGCGCTCAAGGTGAAGCATTCGTCACAATTGATGGCAATCGCTATAAATTCGCGAATGTTATAAACTTAGAAGCTCGTTATGATAAATCGAAATCACAGATTCCTATTATGGGGCGTGTTTCAAAGGGTAACAAGTCTGCCGGCGGAGAAGGTACTGGATCAGCCACATTCCATTACAATACATCCATTTTCCGTGAACTGCTTTATCGTTACCAAGAAACAGGCGAGGACATCTACTTTGATATCCAGGTGACGAATGAGGATGCTTCCGCGACTGTGGGTCGGCAAACAACTATCTTGAAAGATTGCAATATGGATGGTGGTATCGTAGCATTAATCGACGCGGATGCGGAATACCTGGAGGATTCTTTCGACTTCACATTTGAGAGATTTGAATTCCCGGAGCGCTTTTCTATCCTGAACACAATGCAATCTTAATCAAGGCTCACTTCGGTGGGCTTTTTCCAATTACCTAAATTTGAGAGGATGTTATTAAATGAGTAACTTACAAGCTTTCTTTGCACAAAATATTGAAAAAGTAGGGATTGATGAACGTGTAGTCTCAAAACGATTTAAGGATGAAAACGGAAAGCCTATCCCGTGGCAGTTCGGAGCGATTGATGGCGAACAGGATACCGCTAACCGTAAAGCATGTACGAAACGTATGCCGGTTCCAGGTAAAAAAGGAATGTTCATGCCTGAAACGGACTTTGAAAAATACGCATTGAAAAATGCGGTAGCAACCATCAAATTTCCTGATCTGAACAATGCGGAACTACAATCTTCCTACGGAGTGATGGGCGCCGAGGCATTACTTCAAAAAATGCTGTTGCCGGGTGAATTGACGGAAGTGAAAAAGATTGCGCAAGAAGTTAACGGCTTTGATGTTGGAATGGACGATCTTGTAGAAGAAGCAAAAAACTAATTGATGACGGCGATCCGGATGCAAATATAGCCCATTACTGGCTTCATAAATTGCATAAATTGCCGTCAGAGTACCTAGCTTTACCGCGGCTAGAAAAAGCCTTTGTTATCGCATCTATACAAGCGAAAATCGAGGCTGACAAGAAGGCGGAGCAAGATGCGAAGCGTAATAGCAAAAAGGGTAAGCGCGGAAAGAAGAGATAGCATACCCCCCGTTATTTCGGTATATTGATGGTTAAAGGGGGGATTGGCATGGCAAGAAATCAAGTAATTGCCGGAGATTATGAAGCAAAAAACATAATGCTCAAGACCAGTTTTTTAGGTAAACAAAAAGTGCATCTATTCACTGGGTTCACCAAAAGCTTTGAGTTAAACAAGGAGACTGTTAAAGACTATGAAGTAATAACGGAAGAACATCGCAAAAGCGCTGTTAGCGGTGTCGCTCGTGGTTTAGTGGGTGGCGCTTTACTCGGTCCCGTAGGGCTTTTAGCGGGGCTTTCAGCAAAAAATAAAGGGACGCATACATTAGCAATCGAATTTCATGATGGAAAACGTTCTTTAATTGAAGTTAATGAAAAAATCTATAAAGCACTTATCAGTGAATTGTTTTAATTATGCTTAAGAAATTTTTTTCTAAGTTTTTCAAGAGTACTTCTAACGAAATTATTGTTTCAGCTGACGATTATTGGATCACTACTAGGAAGTTAGAGGACAGTAAATATTGCAGTGTTTCAGAAGTCGAAGAAACCTTTATTAGAAACATGATACTTAAATCCAAATCGAGGAATCTAAAGTATTATTTTGTTCTCGAAAGAAAGAGTGATAAAGCAATTGCTGTTTTTTATAAAAGGATCTACGTTGGTAGAATTAAACTTCGAGGCCGAAAAACGTGGATGCAAATATTGCTTAATCTATATGATGTTAGAAAGTTAGAGGACGAAGAATTGGGTACTTATATCGAAAACATCGATTTGTGGATTGATTATATCAATAAGGTTGAAGATTAGATACATCGAAAACGGTGTATCTTTTTTGTTTTGCTAAAAAGGCGGTGAGGAAAATAGCTACTATACGCACATCCATAATGATAAATGACATGATGAGCCAGCAATTCAGAGCTATGAACATGGCGATGTCTACTGTTATTGATAGCTTCCGCTCGTTAGAAGATGCAACCGGCCAAGCTATAGACCTAGCAGCTTTAAATACTGCACAGCGTGAATTACAAGAAATTGAAGCGAATTTTGATCAAATCGAAGATGAGATTAGGCAAGCTGAACAAGCTCAAAACAGATTGAATAATGACATTAATGAAGGTAGAAATCTAATGGAACGCTTTGGGGGCGCTGTTTTGAGTGCCGTTGGTGCTTATGTGTCGTTTAGAGGCTTAGAGAAAATAACCAGTATGTCTGATGAATACGCAAATACAGTTGCACGAATTTCAATGATGAATGACGGCTTACAGACAACTGCCGAATTACAAGAAATGATTTATCAAGCTGCTCAAAATGCCTATTCGCCATTTGATGACACTGCTAAAATGGTTGCGAAACTTGGAAATAACGCAGCAAGTGCATTTGAAAGTAGCGCTGAAATCGTCGACTTTGCCGAACTGGTGCAAAAGCAATTCTCGATTGCTGGAACGAGCATAATGGAAGCAAGTAACGCTTCATTGCAATTAACACAGGCGTTAGGCTCAGGCGTATTACGCGGTGATGAGCTTAACTCAATCTTTGAGCAAGCACCGAACATCATTCAAAACATCGCCAATTATTTAGATGTACCGATTGGGGCCATTCGTGAAATGGCCAGAGAAGGAGAGCTGACTGCCGATATTGTAAAAGCCTCCATGTTTGCGGCTGCTGACGACATTAACCGCAAGTTTGACAGTATGCCTAAGACGTGGGGGAATGTTTGGACTGAGATGGAAAACTACGCCGGGGATAAGATGGCGAGCGTCTCGCATCGTATTAACGATTTTATAAACTCAACTAATTTTATTTATCTACAACAAATGGCGATGCAGGCGTTCGATGTGATCGTCATGGGGATTAACCTCGTGATTGCGGTGTTAATTTCATTTGGAGACATGATTGCGAATGTAGCTCAATTCTTCCAAAGCCATTGGTCGATATTCGAGCCAATCTTAATGGTAATCGCTGTGGTGCTAGGAAGTATTGTCACTATACTTTTAGCTAAATACGCGGTCCTAGGGTTGATAAGGGTGGCAACGCTTGCCTGGGCGGCTGCTCAATGGGTGGTTAATGCTGCATATTTAGGAAGCCCGATTACTTGGGTACTGATTGCAATTATCGCAATCATTGCCCTGATTGTGTACGCCCTTATTATGTGGGGCGAACAAACAGCTACTGTAATCGGTTTTATCATCGGGCTGTTCATGTTGCTATACGCTCGTATTCATAATGTTATAGCGAATCTATGGAATATTTTCGCGGCCATAGCTGAATTTTTTGTGAACGTCTGGCAGCATCCGGTGTATTCTGTTAAGAAGATGTTTTACAACCTAGCAAGCAATGTATTAGATCAAGCGATTGCAATGGCTCGTGGCTGGGATGGATTCGCCACGTCTTTTGTGAATGCAATTATCAGTGCCGTAAATATTGCAATCAAAGCATGGAACGCATTTATTGAGATTCTTCCAGATGGGGTCGCATCGACCCTCGGACTGGGAAAAGGAACAGAGTTCTCGTATAGAGAATCAATCACCAGTGATTTGCAAGGAATTAAGGGCGCTTTAGGAGATTGGGTCGGAGAAGCGCCGGCCGATTATTGGGAAGCTCCAAAAATGGACTTTATGGATTTCGGTGAAGCATGGAATGCCGGTTTTGATTGGGGTTACGACGGAACCATGGTTGTCAGTGATTCATTAAATGGCTTGGTTGAAAAAGCAAAAGGTTTCCTAAATTACGATACACCCATGGAGGATTCGGCGTTACAAGCTGCGCTTGAGGGGTACGGTCTTGGGGGCACTGATTATGGCATGGGTGGCCTTTTGGATGCGGTTGATGATGGTAATAAAGCCGGTAAAAAGACCGCAGGCAATACCAAAAAGCTTGCAGATAGCGTAGGTATGGCGGCGGACGACCTGAAATATCTCCGTGATCTAGCAGAACGAGATGTAATCAATCGATACACAACAGGCCATATCAAAATTGACGTGAAGAATGATAATCACATCAATAACGAGATGGACATCGACGGTATTATTGATCGCTTTGCAGAGAAACTTGAAGAAGCGGTCGATACAGTAGCGGAAGGGGCTGACGGGGATGTATAACTTCTTTCTGGATGGTGTACAATTCCCGATTGCACCTTCTGAAATGAATACACGGATTAATAATCAAAACGAAACGATTGTCCTCATGAATGAGGGAGAAGTTAACGTATTGAAAAAGCCTGGTCTAACGGATATTGAGTTTGAAGTACTTCTTCCAAACGTCAAGCATCCGTTTTCTACTTACCCGGATGGATTTCAACCTGCAACCCACTATTTAGAAAAGTTGGAGCAGTTAAAAGTAGGTCAAGAACCATTTCAATTTATCGTCAATCGAATGATGCCAAGCGGGGATCTATTGTTTGATACAAATATGTCGGTATCTCTTGAGGATTATGAGATACAGGAGGATGCAGAAAACGGCTTCGACATTGTTGTGGCAATTAATTTAAAGCAAGACAGGCCATACGGTACAAAACGATTGAAAATCGAAACAAGCACATCGAACGGCGGTGCGACTAGGAAAGCGACTGTAGAAAAACAGCGCCCTGCCACCAGTAAAAAAATACCGAAGTCAGTAACGGTCAAAAGTGGAGACACACTTTGGGCGATTGCCAAACTGGAGTTGGGGGATGGATCAAAATATACCGAGCTCGCCAAAATTAATAACATTGCCAATCCAAATGCAATTAAAGTTGGGCAGGTGATCAAGCTTGAGTAAATCAAAGCTTTACATTTTATCTCGTGGTCGCATATTTGAATGCGCCGTCGAGGAAGGTGTCGTTTGGGAGACTCATCGTAAAAATACACCCGGCAAACTGACATTCAACGTTGTGAAGGATGAAGTGCTAGGGTTTCATGAAGGGGATGCCGTCCGATTCGATTATGATGGACATAAAATTTTCTTCGGTTTCGTATTCACGAAAAAACGATCCAACAATCGGATCATCAGTGTGACTGCATATGACCAGTTGCGTTATTTGAAGTACAAAGACACCTACGTCTACAAAAATAAAACAGCTGCCCAATTGCTCAAGATGATCGCCAATGACACTAAACCTAACCTAAAGCTTGGAATTATCGCAGATACAAAGTACGTGATCGCTACACGCGTTGAGGATAATGAAGAGTACTTCACAATGATAAATTATGCTTTAGATGAAACTATAAGAAATACCGGCAAAATGTATGTTCTTTACGATGATTACGGATCACTGAATCTTAGGGACGCCAAGATGCTTCGGACCGATATTCTGATAGATGAAGAAAGCGGCGAAACGTTCGAGTACACTACTTCCATTGATGAAAATACGTATAACAAAATAAAGCTGACTCGTGAAAATAAGGAGAAGGGAACTCGTGAAATATTCATTGCTCAAGATAGTGCTTCGGCGAGCGAGTGGGGCGTTCTTCAATATACCGACAAAGTTGAAGAGAAGGAAAACGGTAAGGCGAAAGCAGATGCTTTACTAAATCTTTATAATCGAAAAACACGCAAACTGAATATCAACAAAGTTTTCGGGGATATACGTATGCGCGGAGGTGCTACTGTCGGGGTTCAAATGTACCTTGGCGATCTGACCGTAGCTAACTTCATGATGATTGAAACGGCCAAGCATACATTCAAAGAATCGGATCATAGAGTCGATTTGAAACTGATAGGCGGTGATTTTGTTGCGTGATATGGTCGATATTCTCCAATCATTTAATAAAAGCGCTAAGGGTGTTCAAAGGGTTTCTAAACCCTGCGATATTGTCTATGGTACCGTCGAAAGTGTACTCCCATTAAAAATACGTGTGGACCAAAAACTTCTACTAGAACAGGAGCAACTTAAATTAACACGTGCAGTAATGGATTATGAGGTTGATATGACAGTTGATCACTTAACGGAAAATCGTTCCGGTGGCGGTGGTTATGCAGAATTTGAATCTCATAACCATGATTATAAAGGTCGAAAGAAGTTCCTGATTCATAATGGTTTAGTTGACGGAGACAAAGTAACAATGATTCGCGCTCACGGCGGCCAGCAATATCTTGTAATCGATAAAGAGGTGGTTGAATGATACCTCAACAAATTGAAAATGATGGGTTAGAACTTAATTTCGAAGAAGCTCAAAGTCCTTCTCGAACGTATAAAATCGACTTGGAAAAGAAGCGTATTATCGGCTATATCGATGAACGCGAAGCGGTCGAACAGTTTATTTATAAAGTCTTATCAACTGAGCGCTATGAGTATTTGATCTACAGTTGGAATTATGGAGCTGAGATCGCGAAACTGTTTGGCCAGCCGATTCCATATGTCTATTCGGAACTGAAACGACTTATAACGGAAGCATTAACACACGATGATCGCATCGAAAGTGTTGATGCTTTTTTGTTTAGTCACAGAAAAAACAAAGTGTCCGTGTCGTTCACTGCCCATACAATTTACGGCGACATTGAAGCTAGCAGGGAGGTGCTGGTTGCATAATGTTTGAACATCAAACTTTTGAAACAATTACAGATCGTATGATTGCATTTGTCGAGGAATGGAAGCGTGAAAAAGGTGAATCCATAGACATACGTGAAGGTGCCATTGTCTATGATATGAGCGCTATGACCTCCAAGGAACTTCAAGAATTCTATATTGCGCTTGATGGCATTATCCTGGAGACATTCCCGGAAACAGCTTCAAGACCGAATCTAATTAAACGAGCAGCTGAGTATGGCATTGTTCCCGATGAAGCTACCTATGCAGTGTTAAAAGGCGAATTCAATATTGATATTCCAATTGGTTCAAGATTCTCGCTTGGTGAACTGAACTACGTTGCTATACAACGAATATCACCAGGGATTTATGAAATGGAGTGCGAAACATCCGGAATCATCGGCAATACGCAATTCGGCTCGCTCATTCCAATTGAATACATTGATGGCCTGCAAACCGCCGAATTAACCGAGCTACTCATTCCTGGTGAAAATGAAGAAGAAACCGAAGTATTTAGGAGCAGGTTCTTTCTGACTCGTAAACAGATTCCGTATGGCGGAAATCGAGATGATTATTATCAAAAGGTATTGAAAATCGATGGAATAGGGGGAGTGAAATCATACCGCGCTCCAAGCGGTGGAGGAACTGTTGGAATCACAATTATCGCTTCTGATTTCAGTGTACCAACTCCCACTCTTATCAATGAAACTCAAACGATTATAGATCCAATACCAAATAACGGCGAAGGCTTAGGAGTTGCGCCATATGGGCACCGAGTAACGGTTAAAGGCGTTGAAGAGGTCGTGGTAGATATCGCTATGAAGCTCGTTTTATCAAATGCAACTCCTGGACAACTCCAACCAGAAGTCGAAGCGATCTGTGAAGAATATCTTCTTTCTTTACGTAAGAAGTGGAGCGAGAATGACATCTTGGTTGTTCGTAAACTTCAAATTGAAGCAAGCGCAATCAATATTTCTGGAATAGCAGATATTACAGAATCGACGATTAATGGAATCGACTCGAATTTAATTTTAACTCGCGATCAGATTCCGGTTCTCGGGGTGGTGACTCTCAGTGAGTAATCGTGTAATGCGAAATCTCCCTCCTATCTATCATGAATTGATTGAAGCGAAAGCCTTAACCGAAAGCGTATCGAATGAACTAGAAATGATTGAGATAGCAAAAAAACGGGTTGAAAATGAGCAATTCATTGAGACTTCAAGCGAAAGGTATATTCGGATTCGCGAGCAAGGATATGACATTCGCGCGGATTCATCAACTGAAACGTTAGACTTTAGACGAAGGCGACTTATCGCAAGGCAATCCTCAAGAATGCCAATCACTCAACGTAGGGTGCATGAGATCTTGAGGACCTTGGTGAGTGATGGATTTGAAGAGCATCTTGATGTAGAAAAGTGTGAAACGCTTTTTGTATTTGATGCAACCGAACAGTCAATTAGTCGAGAAATTGACTACACACTAGATCGTTTAATTCCACTTAACATGAAATTGTCAATTGCACGACGTGTGAAAACAAAAGTTTATGTCCCGGCATACATGAACGTAGGAACTGAAATCACGATTCACCCAATGCAAATTGATGATATCCGAGATCAAGTTAACTTGAATGTTGCTGCATATGCACAAATTACTCGGGAAGTAACGATCAATCCTATATAGAAAGGAGTTAGAAAATGGTACAGTACGGAACGATAATTACGAACATCGGCCTAGCCAAGATTACAAATGCTCAAATCACCCAAGATACTGTTGACCTTTTGCACATTGCCCTGGGGGATGGAAACGGAGCTTATTACGTGCCGTCTCAAAGTCAAACCACTTTAAAGAAGGAGGTTTGGCGTGGAGTAATTGCTGATATGTCAGTCAGCGAAAGTAATCCCAATCGCATCTCGGTAAGTGCCTATATCTCCAGTACTGTGGGCGGTTTCACAATAAGGGAGATTGGTCTGTTTGATACAGAAAACAATCTAATAGCTCTATCTCTTTATCCGGAGCAGTACAAGCCCCAACTTTCTGAAGGTGTGTCGGAAGACGTTCTACTTCATTTTGAAATCGAAACGTCAAATGCAAGCGTGGTAAATCTCGCGGTTGATCCGACTATTATTATTGCAAGCAGAAAGTATGTCGATGACAAAGTCGCAAGTGCTATGGGGAATACCTCTCAAAAAGTGGACACTTTACAGACATCGCTTACTGCACATTTGGCGGATTACACGCAATTCAAATCAAATGTACAAGATTTGATAATGATAAAAAGCGACATAGTAATTTTATCTGCGAACTGGATAGATGATAGAGCTATTAGCGGTTTCTGGATTTATGATCTAGCTAATACAGACATTGATGCGAGTACAGTCGTGGATGTAAACATTCATTTATCCTCATTAGAAAACGCAAGCGATTTAAAATCAGCAACAGAAAGTTTCGCTGGATATGTACGTTTATATGCTGATGAAAAGCCAACAACTAATATTACAGCAGACTTGAAGCTGATTAGAGAGTCAGGTGTTGTGTAATGGCAGTAGGGAAAGTAAATGTCGGGAGTAACTTTAAAGAAGTGGAAAAACTAGTAACAATAGATGCTCCCACTGTTTCTAGCGGCCTGCAAATAGTGGATGACGGAGAATTTATATATGGTATAGACAACTCTAAGGCTTTCAAAAAATTTTCCAAAGATGATTCATCAGTTATATTTTCCGCATTAGCCACTGGGTTGGGCACTAATACAGCTATGAATTTGGCGGTAAATAGCAATCATGTAGTGATTACAACGAGTGCTAATCCGCCAACCATACAAATTTATAATAAGTCGGATTTTTCACTGGTCGGTTCTATGGCATCAGGTGCAGTTACTAACGCAGCTATAACGTCTTTAGCTATTGACGAAGAAAGTATCTTCGTTTGGGATAATAACCATACTAACTCAGGAGGCTATCTTAGAAAATATGACATCGCTACGCGGAAGGCGAATGGGAGTGTATTAGTTCAAAACCTGGGTTATGACATACATTTGGACGATACTTATGTGTATGCAAAAAACTCCAACCACACAATTACTAAATTCTTGAAATCCAATTTAAGTTCGGTTGTCGAAGGCGACATAATTGGGTATAGATTTACCATGGATGACGAATATCTCTATGCAAATCAATCGCGAACCATCTACAAAGCGTCTAAAAATGACCTGAAGGTAATCTCTCAGAGGTTAATTTCCGAACTTAATAATACTAACTACGAAACAACTACGGATGATGAGCATCTATATGTCGTTTGCACGGATTCGACCTCTAACAGAGCGTTAGCTAAATTAAAAAAGAAGAACTTCGAGTTTGTATCTGTGAGTGAGCCAGTCGATAATTTCGCCACAACGTTAATAGCTGATAAGAATTATTTATATGTTGCACAAGCCTACACGACTCGTTTCTTAAAGATGTCGAAAGTTTTATATTTAAAAAAATAGGAGGCTTTATACATGCCGATATTTATCAAAAGTAATCATGAAAATCAAGTTGTCTACAGACACAACATGCCTTTTCACGAAAAACATGGACTAGGCAAAACACAGGCGGAATTGGAGCAAGAAGGGCTGTTGGTAGATTACGTCCCGACTCCAGATACGTCCGACAAAACGAAGATGGCCGTTCTGTATATTAATCCCGAAACAAAGGAACTGTATTATCAGTATGAGGATATTCCAGATACTCCAGAGAGCGAAGTGGCTCTACTGCGCAAAGAAAACGCCACGCTACAATCGGCAGTATCAGAACTTACAATGTTCGTTGCATCACAGGATGAAAAAATAGAACAACAAAACCAAGCTATTTCAGAACTATCAATATTAATTGCAGGGGGTATGTGATTTGTTTAACGAAAACAGTGGATTAATAGCAATCTGGGTAGATAATGTAAAAACAGGAAAGTATACACGTGAGCAAGTACCAAAACTAAGTAATTTGCAGGAAGTTGTATGGGCAATTTTAGATGCAGAAAACGCAGCATAAGCTAGCGTTATTTTTTATGGCTTAATGTCGCAGTTGGACGCTTATACGACAAATTATAGCGCACTGTTTTTAGTGCGAAAACCTCCGTTCTTTGATATAATGGATATATCAGGAATGGGGGTTATAATATGTCAACGGTAATAAAAGAAGGTATGACGTTTGGCTACTTGAAGACATTGGCCGTCAAAGAGAATTCTGAGAAAAGACAGTCGTGGTTGTGTGAATGCGTTTGCGGTGAAAAGATTGTAGTTGCTCGAAGGCATTTATTGGGTTATAAAAGCAGAAGAAGTACAAAAAGTTGCGGTTGCATGGAAAAATCACAGGGTGGATTGACGATGAGATATCCACGTATCTATAATTTGTGGGGTGGAATGATAAGGCGTTGTTACGACCCTAGCGCTGATAACTATTCCAGATATGGTGGTTCTGGTGTAAAAGTGGAAGATGTTTGGCGTAACAATTTCCAAGCCTTTCTTGAATGGTCGCTCAAAAACGGATATAAAGAAAATTTAACCATCGATCGCATTGATTCCACAAAACCTTATGGACCAGAAAATTGTAGATGGGCGGATTATTTCACGCAAAACCAGAATAAAGGTATGCACAAAAATAATAAAACCGGTCATATAGGTGTTTACAAGTCTAACAGCGGATACCGAGCCTACATTCAAAGAGATAAAAAAAGAAAATATTTAGGCCACTTCCGTGCGATTGACGAGGCTATAGCCGCAAGAATGAAGGCGGAAGAGCTCTACTCTAAAAATGGTCACTTATAAAGGATATCTCTCTCCCTCTGTCGAATATTGGAAGGTGGAGGGGGAGATATAATGTCTGACGTTTTTACAGAACGAACTCAGCTGGTACCAAAAAATCAATGGATTTGTGATCACTGTGGCGACCTGATTGAAAGTATTGATCGAGGGTGGTTAGAGTGGTATCACGAAGTAGGAACTTATGATAATCATACCGAGACAGGCTTCAGAATTGTGCACGATCATCAACGGTGTATGTATAATCAGAGATCGATGTTTGCTCAAGGAAAATCAGTGAGTGACATGCACTTGGTGGATTTCACGGGCGATAATGGCCTGGTCAGTCTCTTGTCGTTAATTGAAACTAAAAGAATCAAAGATATTGAAGAGTTCTCAGAAATAATAAGAAGAATACACGTCTCTTATTATGAAGAAGCTAGGCAATATTGGACGCAAGCCGAAGAAGATGGATTCTTTGACGGGGCAAATGAAGTCTGGCCTTATTTACCAGAAACATCATTGCAAATCATTAGCAGGTACAGTAGATAATATTTCTATGAGAACGTCCACACCGGGCGTTCTTTTTTATATCCAAAAAAAGGCAGGTGAATGCGGTTGTGCCAGAAAATGCAAACGAGTTAGTAAAAGAATTAACAAAAGTCATGACGGATATAGGCTTGGATATCCGGGAAATCAAAACGACCTTGACGCATTTTGGCGAAAAATTTGACCGAGTACAGAACGATATCGCTGAAGTGAAAATCGCCACGACTGAGACAGAGCACGAAGTGGAAGCGCTGAAAATCAAAATGAACACCGTGGAAATCCAGTCCGCCGATACGAAACACGACGTAGGCATTCTGTTTCAAAAGTTTCGTGAACGCGACAAAAAAAGCGACACCGATCGAAAATGGCTTATCGGTACGGTGCTGACAGTGGTCGGTCTGACAATCACCTATATCACTTTCATTATCAACTATTTAGCGTAAAGAGGTGGGTCGCATGTTGAAAGGTTATCGTGAGTACAGGCGCAGCCTGCCTCCGAAAGTCAAAAAAAACATATCTTTTTCGAAAAAGATACTAATCGTTTCGTGGGTGAGTGGGTCGCTAATCACCATTTATGGACTATGGCTGACCTACCTAATGGTCGTCAAAGGCTACCACGGAGATGTCTCCATCGTCCTGACGGTCCTCGGAGGAGCATTCGCTGAAATTTCGGCGGCCACGTCTTTTTATCTTTGGAAAGAAAAAAATGAAAATATCAACAAGCAGCAGCTTAACCCGGATTATTTAAAGTTGGAAATGGGGGAGGACTTCGGAGATGAATACATTGATTGATAACTACGCCGTGATTATCGGCTTGATCGTACTCCTGTTAGTTGCAGGCAGTGCGATTTTTTATTTTTTTCGACAACCCACTGAAGCGCAGCTAAGGAAAGTACGTGCCTGGCTGCTACTAGCTGTAACACAAGCAGAAAAAGAATTTGGTAGTGGCATGGGTAAAATTAAGCTGAGGACGGTATATGAGTTATTTATTACTCGGTTCACCTGGCTTGCTCGTGTCGTCAGCTTTGATATGTTTTCGGACTTGGTAGACGACGCACTCGAAGAAATGCGGGAAATGCTGAAAAACAATCCACGGGCTTTGGAGTACGTGAATCCGGACGGTGATGTGTAATGTTCATTCGTCCGTGCGAGGGTCGCATTACCTCCTATTTTTCATCCGCTAGGCTCGATCCGGTAAACAAGAAAACGATACGTCCACATTATGGTGTAGATTACGGCAATTCTCCATCCAACAATAATATTGTAGCAGCAGCGGCGGGCAAGGTTCGCATTGCGAGCCGTAGCAATAGCGGGTATGGCAATTATGTCATTATCACTCATGCCAATGGCTGGGAAACAGTGTATGCTCATTTGGCATCTATAGCCGTTAGACCAGGGCAGACCGTGGGGCAAGGCCAAAAGATTGGAGTTAAGGGTACAACCGGTAACTCCACTGGGGTTCATCTTCATTTCGAAGTCCATGCAGGCCGGTGGGATGCCAATTACTCAAAGGTTAGAAACCCCTTGCATTATTTAATAGATCCAGAAGTAAAGCGCCTGCAACAGCTGCTCGTCAATGCTGGCCAAAAGATCGCTATCGATGGCAAGTTTGGTCCTGCAACCGAAGCGGCAGTCAAAGATTTCCAAAAATCGTCAGGGTTAGTTGTAGACGGATCGGCCGGACCGGCGACGATAGCAGCACTCGAAAAGAAAAAGGAGGTAGCAGCAGTGAGCACATTAAATCACACGCCTAGCCCGTCGCATAAGACTGGTTGGGAATGGGCGGAAAAGCAAGGATATATGAATGGCAAATGGCCAAAGGAGCCTTTGACGCGGGAACAGTTTGCGAGCGTGCTAATGAAAGTTGTTGCCGATATGAATAAGAGATGAATGTACAAGCACCCTATCCATTATGGCGGGGTGCCTTTTTATTTGCTTGCAGACAGAACAATTGTTCTATATAATAATTGAAAAGGAGGGAACGAGTGTGCGTAAAATATTGGAGCGGTCGGTAAAGTATGGAGAGGTGCTGGATATGATTTACCTGGCTAAAGACGGCCAAATCAGCAAACGCAGGGTCAAAATGATTCAAGTGGGTGAGGCATCATTCCGTGCTTATTGCTACATGCGGGAGTCTCGAAGAACTTTTCTGATTGACAATGTACTCGCGCTTGTTCCTGTAACAACAAGAGAGAGGGTGATTGTATGATGAACAATAACCGCGATCGAGGCACCATCAAATGGACGGCTATGATGCTGACAGAGCATGTCGAGAAGTTAAGGGAGTGGTACGATGAGGATAACTTTGTACCGCGCCCCGAACTAGATGAATGGGATTTCCAAGCTATCCAAGAAGAACTGGAATTGGCCTTTAAGCGTCAATGCGAGTCCAAAGTAAAAGTGTGGAAGGCCGGCGGTATCGATTTATATATGGGCAAAATTTGCGAACTCGATACTCGACTTGGTTGCATATCAATCGAGGGGCCGTTTGGTCATGATAAGATATCAGTGCATGATATAGTGTCTGTCCAGTGTGTAGATTGA